CGACGCTCTTCCGATCTTAATCTGGTGCAAAGAACGGTAATATATGTTCTATAATTTGTGTACCATCTTCTATATTACGAACATAGATGTAAAGATTAAAATCAAAATCATAAGGCACAGGATTATATTGTGATATTGTTCCTGTGGTTGTTCTTGCAAATGATTTAACATTCGTATTTAATTTTCTGGTAACATCATAATTTAAACCAGACATTTCAAAAGACATTCTTGGTAATGTAATCTGAACCTTTTTATCTAAATTAGGATCACCTTCCAATCTTCGCACATAAAATTCTTTTGTTGCATAGGTAATTGGCACAAGAAAACGTTGTGCTTCGGTCAAATTTGGATTGTAACGAACTAAAGTAATATCTTTAAAGAGATTACCAAAACCTACAACCAATTTACGAATTACTCTATTATATGAAATAGCGGCCATTATATGTTACCAAAAGGATTTGTTTCTGAAAAATCAATAATAGAATTTGCATTTGTTGCAATTAAATTATTATCATATTCTTCACTATAAGAATGATCTTCTAAAGGATTAAATGTTGCAAGTGTGTACCGAGCATTACTTGAAGCACCAATAATTTGACGGCCAGGTGTAAATTCACCTGCAATATTAGTTACTGTTAATGTATTAGATGATGGTATCCAACTCTGAACAACTGCCACTGCAGTCGCTGTATTTTGTGTACCACTAGTAGACTGATATACTGTTTCTTTTATTGTATATTTTCCTGTACCAGCACCAGTATTTAATGACTGTGTATAAGCATTGTTTGTAACCACCAAATCAATGTCAGCAACACCTGTATCAATAATTTCTTGTGAGTATTTAAATTTCTCTAGATACAATTCATAAAAATATGGTTGTTTTCTTCCTAGTGTATGAAAGTCTTTTGCTTGTTCTGCAAATTTAATTTCAAACAATTCACCAGTACCATTTAAAAACGGCACGTAAACTAAATCACCTTCTCGTGGTCGTGTGAATGTATTTTGTGGAACTCGTTGTGAGAATGATCTACGAGATACTAATACATTTACATCGTCTTTAATTTCTAAACCAAATTTTGAGAATATATCTTTTTGACCAATGTAATCAGTTGGGTCAGAAGAAAGATACATCTCTAATGGAAAAGCAGAACTGAATTTTTTAACTGGATCTTCACCATAAAGTAAATCACGAGCCGCATCATTATCATTTGGTAGATAATAAGCATCAAAGCCCATAATTTTTATGGACTCTACAATTAAATCTTCAATTACATTTTGTTCTTGTTTAGAATTGTAATTGTTAAAATATACAGATGTTGGCATTAGTTCATGTACCAATCTATAGGTAGAGAATAATTGTTTTGCATTTCAGTTTCTAAATCTTTTATTTCTAAAACTGCTTCATCAAATATTTCTTTACCATTTAGTGTTACACCACCAGGTAATTGAACACCAGAAAATTTCTTTAGATTATTTCCCCATGTTCTTTTGATAAGTGCTGTGGCATATTCTTTAACCCAACGGTCATTCCATACACGATTATAAACATCAGGATTAATATTAGCCCAACACTCGGCAACAACAATTGATCCTACTGGAGCGGCTGAACGACCCCATGCCCAATCAATAAAAAGTTTTCGCATGTGTCTTTGAAAACGAATTGGTACTTCTCCAGAAAACATAATTTCTAAAGAACGTAGATGTTGATGTGTTAGTGTATAATTGATATATGATGCAGAAGTGAAATCATACAACTCATTTAAACGTAATTGATACCGCAAATCAAACATATTGATTGTGGCTTGAGAATCAGTAATTGGAAATATACGAGTTATACCAACAATGTCTAGAGCATTATTAGCATCATCTCTTACGTTTGTTAAATCTAGATATTTGTTATTGATATCGGTTTGTGTTATGGCTTTAATATAATATACTTTTTGTAAGCCATCAAAATGATAATCTTGCCAGTATTGTAGAGCATCATCAATACGGTCCTCTATCTGGTCATCATCCACGTTAATTTCAATAACAGGAAAACCTAATCTTCTCAAACAATATTCTTTTAGTGTTTGTCTATTTGTTACGGCCGGCATATTAATCTCCTATATCAAGGTATTTATACCGTGACATTTAGTTAGTTTTTTTAAGATTTTTTGGTGGCCAACATAGTACCATAACCAACTGAAACATTTGACCAAGTGATATCAGTTCCTACTTGAACAGGACTGGATCTATAAGTTGTGTTATTAGTTCCTAAAACACCATCTAGATTTTGTCCCCATGACCATAAAGTACCATCTGTTTTAATGGCAGACATATTTTCTGATCGATCTGATGTTGTTCCAGATGAAACAGTTAGCCAATTATTTGCTGTTCCCACTTGAACTGGACTGGATCTATAAATTAAATTGTTTTGTCCTAATTGGCCAAGTTGATTTCTTCCCCATGACCATAGGGTGCCATCGGTTTTTATAGCTGCACCAAAAGATATATCTCTCCAATTTGTTGCTATTCCAACTTGTGTTGGACTGGATCGATTAATTCTATCATTAAGTCCTAATTGGCCATAAAAATTTGAACCCCAAGACCATAAAGTGCCGTCAGTTTTAATGGCTAGTGAAATTCCTTTTTTGTTAAAAATTTTACTCCAATTTGTATCAAATGACACTTGAACTGGACTGGATCGATTAATTCTATCATTAAGTCCTAATTCGCCTTGACTATTAGTTCCCCATGCCCATAAAGTACCATCAGTTTTGGTGGCTAAGATGGCATTTATACCTGAGGATATTTTACTCCAATTGGTGTTTGTTCCTACTTGAACCGGACTGGATCGATAAACCATGTTATTTTGTCCTAATACACCGTCTTGATTTGATCCCCATGTCCACAAAGTACCATCAGTTTTTGTTGCTACAACTGAAATATCTCCATGATTTATATTATTCCAATTGGTTCCTGTGCCTATTTGTGTTGGACTGGATCGATAAGCTCTATCACCAAGTCCTAATCGTCCATACTGGTTAAGTCCCCATGACCATAAAGTACCGTTTGTTTTAGTGGCTACAACACTAGAAAAACCAATACTTATTAAATTCCAATCTGTTTCTGTTCCTACTTGTGTTGGACTTGATCGATAACTCGTGTTATTTTGTCCTAATTGACCATATAAATTTAATCCCCATGAATATAAATTTGAAGTAACACTACTGATTGTTATTGTACCATTACTGGTAAAAGTGTGTAGTGTATAAATTCCATTGGTACTCATATTTCCACCAATAGCACTTAATTCTCCTGTGACATATCGAATAACTACAACACCATTAGCACCATGTCTTGGAACTCCATCGTCAGATATAAACTGTTCATTTCTCCATTTAAATTGTGCACCACCGCCACCACCAGAATTGCTCCTTGCTGGAACATAAGTACCGTTGTTAACGCCACTATAATATCCTTGGCCACCGGTACTATTTGTACCGTAAGTGTTTAATACTCGCACAGTAGGAGTATTTGCAGTAAAGACTGCATTACCTCCTCCACCGTAATATAAACCAGTTATAGTGGAAATTTTTCCAGTGCCGCCGGTAAAAGTGGATCCTGCGCCACCTGCTCCACCACCTCCACCTCCATATGTTGAAGCAGAAAAAGTTACTGCAGACATGGCTCCGTTAGATCCTACTCCATCTCTTATACCATTTTGTATTGCATATCCATTTTGACCAAATCCGGAAGCATAAGTGTGATATACTGATCCGCCACCTGAAGAAGAATTGTCTTGGCCATTTTGACCAAAACGAGCAGAATCACTACTAGAATCAAAAGGAACTATTGCACCTGCTCCTCCACCGCCAGCAGTTATATTCATAAATCTAGAGGGAAATCCTCTTTCCCGAAAAGTACCACCGACTGAAGTTTGACCTCCTCGACCAACTTCCACAGAATAAGTTCCTGGTGCAATACCTTTATTGGTAAATTCTAATACTGCACCACCACCACCTCCGCCAGCAGAATGAAACCAAGAATCGGTAATGCTAAAGTTAGCTGGATTACCACCTCCGCTGAGGCCACCACCTGATCCTCCTCCACCAACAATTAAATAATCAATTCTAAATGCAGCTGGCCAAAGGTCTTTTGAAACTTGGTCATATTGTTGATCTAAAGTAAAAATACCAGAAGCAGTAGTTGAATTTACTGTGGGAGTAACGCCTATAAGTTTACCTAAATTATTTTCTATCATAATACAGTAAACGTTCCATTAGTTGTAAATGTGTGAATCGTATTGCCTCCACTTGTTGTTATTGTACCACCTGTGGCACTAATTGCTCCTGTTGGATAACGAATGACAACAATACCTGCAGCTCCAGGTACCCCAGCAAAGTTTGTACCAGCGGTTCTTCCTTGTCCTCCTCCTCCAGAATTTGGTCTAGGATCAAACGATGAAGAACCGTCAGATGAACTAGTCCAACCACCTCCACCAAATGTCAGTTTTGTTCCAAACTGTGCAGTACCGAAATAACCTGTTGCTGGCAAATTAACTCGTTGAGCTGTGTTTCCTCCACCACCGTATCCTAATCCTGTTATAACTGAGGTAACACCATCTCCTCCAATATGAGTACCTGTTGCAGAAGCAGAGCCTCCACCTCCACCAGCACCAATTGTTGCTCCCGTTGTTGTTGATCCATATGCTGAAGATCCTCCTGATCCGGCTCCTCTAAAAACAAGCACTTTAGGAAATCCACTTTGAGACCTAAAATAAAAAGCTCCACCACCTCTTAGACCAGCAGCAACGTTAAAATCTCCTGAACCTCCAGCTGCGGTGCTTGGTGGATTTGCTCCTTGCCCACCGCCAGTAGAAGTTATTCCATTAAAACTAGAATCACCACCTGGTGTTATACCTGAAGTATTTGTTTGTGCGGGTGCGGTTCCTCCTGTGCCAACGACAACAGGAAAAGCTCCTTTTGAAAGTAAATATTGAGCAAGAAACTCTCGAACTTGACCACCACCACCGCCGCCAGAATGTACCAGAATATCACCACCAGCATTATTGGTTGGGCCACCTGGACCTCCACCACCAACAATTAAATAATCAATTGGACCAAATACAGGAAATGGCCAAAGATTTTGTTTTACTTGTTGATAGTGTCGAGCAAGTGTGAATACACCAGAAGCAAAAGTTGTATTGGCAGTAGCACTTAGGCCTCTAAATTTACCTAAATTAGCCATAATTATGCTATATCTTCATAACTCACTAAGAATGAGATACCATTACTTGTTCCCGAAGAAACAGTAATTGAAGCATTTTCTTCCAAATAAAACGAGGTTGTTTTGTCTGATACCACTAAAGTTGAAAGAGCAGGAACACTTGCTAAAAGAATCAACGCATTATTTGCACCAGCACCATTGGCTGCCGTGTTATAAAATACGTTTGCAGTAATTGTAGATGCGCCGTTTTGATTTGAACAAATGATTGAATTAATTTTATAAACACGATTACTGCCGGCAGCATTTGATAATATACTGTATGTGGCAGTATTTGCAGGCCGTGAACTCACCGATTTTCCTGTAATTGAAGTAACTGATAATATATTTGGTGCTGCCATTTAAATTAACCTCCAAAAATTATTGAAAGAGCAATTGCTTTGCCTGTTGAAGCGGCTGAGCCTGCTGCTGTATTTGCTGCAACACCTATATTGTATGCAGATTGTGCTAATGTGGTTGCAGTATTAATATCATTATTCTGTGTTAAATTGATACCATTGAGTATAGTTATTTGAGAATTTAAATTTGTGATGTTGGTATTTTGAGTGATATCAACACCTTGAGTATATATGGTGTTTGCTGCAGCTGTGTTTGCAATGTTTCTGGCAAATCCGTCTTGTGCGGTACCACCACTTAAATTGTTGGCAAAATCATAGGCAGCTTGTGCGAGTGTTACACCAGTATTTGCTTTTGCGAATGAAGCATTGGCTGTATTGTAAGCCGCATTGGCATGGCTACGAACCCAAGAATCTAATGCTACGGCTGTAGTTTGTTTTGTACCATCAAAAAAATTAATACCGTTTGTGCTAGTAACATATACAGTATCAGCATAGACAATCTCTGTTGAACTTGGTACGCTTGTGCCTACAGTCCAAGAATTATTCGCAGACGTATACACATAGCTAACGCCATTGATAATCTTGGTTTGTCCATTAAAAGGAAGCTGAGAGTATGTCATGACAAAATGAGTCTAATTACTCAATGGTGCTAACTAAAACATGATCAATATACATACTTATTTTGTTCCAATTGGTTGCTGTTCCTATTTGTGTTGGACTGGATCGAACAGGTGTATCATTAAGTCCTAATTTTCCAAAGTTACCATTTGCACCCCATGACCATAATGTACCGTCTGTTTTGGTGGCTATACTAGTATATTTACCACCACTTACTAAATTCCAAGTGGTTCCTGCCACTTGAACTGGACTAGATCGATCAATTACGTTAGTTTGTCCAAGTTCTCCATAACCATTATAACCACATAACCATAAAGATCCATCAGTTTTAACAGCCATCATATGGTATAGTCCTCTGTATATTTTACTCCAATTGGTTCCTGTTCCTACTTGTGTTGGGCTATTTGGGTTATTAGATGTGCTATTGATTCCCAATTCACCATTAGAATTTTGACCCCATGACCATAAAGTGCCATTGGATTTAATGGCTGTGCTTGAGTTATGGTTGGCACTTACTAAATTCCAGTCCGTTCCTGTTCCTACTTGTTTTGGACTATTATATGAATTTAAATTTCCAACACCCAATTGGCCTATATTATTTTGGCCCCATGCCCATAAAGTTCCGTCAGTTTTGATAGCTAATGTATGTGTTTTTCCTGTAGCTACTTGACTCCAATTGTTTGCTGTTCCCACTTGTGTTGGACTGGATCTAGGAACTGTATCATTAAGTCCTAATTGTTCTTGATGATTTCTTCCCCAAGTCCATAAAGTACCATCAGTTTTGATAGCTGCTGCGTGATACCATCCACCCGTTACTAAATTCCAATTCGTAGAATTGCCTACTTTAGTCGGGACATTTTTATAACTTCCACCATCATTTTGAGCTAATTGGCCAAAATTATTATCTTGCCCCCATGACCACAACGTACCATCTGATTGAATTCCAAAAGAAAAATGTCGAGCCGCACTGATTACAGTCCAGTTTGTTGCTGATCCAACCTGCGTTGGACTAGATCGACTATTTGTATCAT